TTCCTGCCTTTTGCCAAATACTCAGCGAGACGGTGGACGCGGAGAATCGGCAACTCATACTATGCGTCGATATAAACCGTTGGCACTGGAGCTGGTGGGTATTCCGCCTGTCCATGAAGCTCATCCGACTTGGAGCCTACCTGTCGGATCGCAGGATGGACGGACGCATGTCAAAGGCGGGAACGCTCTGTATCGCGATCGGATTCGTGGCGCTAGACAAGATTCGCGCAGGCGATCTCTTTCGTAAGTATTTTATGGCGGGAATGGAGGAATAGCGGCATGACAGCACCAGCACCGAGATACTCATTGATCCCGAGCTCTGCATTGCGCCAAGTGGCGTCGGCATTCGCCTACGGCGCCGAGAAGCACAAGGACGACGACTACGTGTCTACCAGCAGCAACCGGACGATCAGCGGCGAGTTCGACGCAGTCATCCGTCATTACAGAGCGTTTGTGGGGGGCGAGCGCAACGATGCTGAGACGGGACTGCACCACCTCGCACACGCGGCGGCGCGAGCGCTGATCGCCTGTCAGATGGCGCTCGAAGGGAGGAGGTAGTATGGCTAAACGCTTACCGCCGCTCGTGGAGGTGGAGTGGTACGACACAACGAGCGATCCGAATTGGCAGTCGCGCGACAAGGTGTTGTCCGAGAGCCTCACCATCCGCTTCACCGTCGGCTATCTCATCGACGACAGCGACTATGCCGTCGTCCTCGCGCACACCGTCAACGGTGACGACAGCGACTACACGAAGATTCCCGCCGGCTGTGTCAAGCGCATCCGGCGCGTGAAGCGAGACGGCGAGCATACGGCCAAACAGCGCGGGGCAACTGGGGAAGAAAGAGGCCGGGATGTACTGTCCTAATTGCGGAGCTGCCGAGAGTAAAGTCACGCACACCATCCAAAAAGATGACGGCAACGAATGTATCGTCGTGCGCTATCGCAGGTGCAAAGCCTGCGGGCGCTACTTCAAAACGCGCGAACTCTACGCGATCAACCAGCCTGATCAGTGGTGATCAATGCTACATGTAGCAAATTCTTGCTACATATAGCAACGCCATTTTCCCCATGAGACAATCCGGCTGAAAACGGGGATGTTGTTCCTCGTGGTAACTTCCTCTTGTTAGCGCCCGGCGTTCGCGCGTTGGGCAGCGCCGGGCGCGCTGGCTAAGGCGCATCGGCGTGGCTAAGGGATATAGATTGGGCACAGTGGCGTGGCGTTGGATCGACGACGACATCGCCGATCTCAACAGCGAGAACACGCTCAGCGACGCGCGGCCGCACCCGTGGGGCGTTGATGACGCCCGGTGGACTGGCGAGCCGATAGAGCGCGTCCCCGTCAATCGGTGAGTCCCCCTCCCGTGGGCGGGGGCACGTGGCAATGGGTAACCGGCGCGGGCGGCCCCTGCCCTGGCCCCGTAAGGAGTTGCAGTGAAGTCGAAAATACCGAAGCCTGAGATCAGGCGCTTCAATGTTGAAACACGGGCCGAGGGCGAGGGCGAAGAGCCTACCAAGATCGTCGGCTACGCGGCAGTTTTCAACAGCATCGAGTACGGCGAGATGATCGCGCCCGGCGCGTTCTCCAAATCACTCAGCGAACAGAAGGACATCAAAGCCTACCTCGGCCACGACAGCAATATCATTCTCGCGCGCAGCGAGAACGGCACGCTCAAGCTCAGTGAAGACGAGCATGGCCTCGCTGTCGAGATCTACCCAAACCTCAAGGCTCAGAGCGATCGCGACATCCTCGCGAAAGTCGAGCGCGGCGACATCAACCAGATGTCGTTCGGCTTCTCGCCAGTGAAGGACGAGACGATGCAGCTCGACGGACAGACAATCCGCGTGCTCAAAGAAGTCAAACTCCACGAGGTATCCATCGTTACCGAGCCGTGGTATTCAGCGACAACGGCAGAGGCGCGCGACAGAGCGTCGGATGAACAGCCGGAGCCGGTCCTTGCTGACCACTCCACTGACGATCCGACATTCAGCCGCGTGGCGCTTCTGCGTTTGAAACAGACACAAGTAGAAACTGAAGGAGAATTGGCATGGATGTAAATGCCAAGCTCAAAGAAAGAGCAAAGCTCCTCTCTGATGCTCGCGCGATCCTCGACAAAGTCGAGGCGGAAAAGCGCGACATCACAGCGGAGGAATCCGCTCAGTGGGACAAGCTGCATGACGAGGCGCGCAAAATTAAAGTCGCCGTCGAACGTCACGAGCAGCAGGAATCCCTTGAGCGCGATCTTGACAACGTGCGCGAGACGGCGCTGCGGCCGGACGTTGACGGCGCGCCTGAGAAGGCGGACGGCAACCGCGCCGCCGAGGCATACTCGCGCTGGCTGCGCACCGGCAATGTGACGGCGGAAATCCGCGCATTGCAGAGCGACAAGGACGAGAGCGGTGGCTTCCTGCTGCCGCCTGAGCAGTGGGTGGACGGCCTGATCAAGGCCGTGGACAATCAAGTCTTCATGCGCGGACTGGCCACCGTGTACTCGGTGCCGACGGCCGAGAGCCTCGGCGTTCCGAGTCTCGACAACGATCCCGCCGATCCCGCATGGACGAGCGAACTGGCGATCGGCACCGAAGACTCGACGATGAGTTTCGGCAAGCGCTCGTTGCATCCCCATCCGCTGGCGAAGTACATCAAGGTTTCGCGCGAGCTCTTGCGCCGCATGCCGGGCGTCGAGGGCCTCGTGCGCGATCGCCTGGCGTACAAGTTCGCCGTCACGCTCGAAGACGTGTACCTCGAAGGTTCCGGCAGCGGCCAGCCGCTCGGCGTGTTCACGGCATCCTCGGACGGCATCAACACCGATCGCGACGTGAGCACCGGCAACACGGCCACGTCGATCAAGACGGACGGTTTGCTCGAAGCGAAGTACACGTTGAAACAACAGTACCGCGCCCGCGCCCGCTGGATCTTCCACCGCGACGCGGTGAAGCAGATCGCCAAGCTGAAGGACGGCGCCGGCAACTACCTGTGGCAGCCGAGCGTCGTGCTCGGGCAGCCCGACACGCTGCTCAATCTCCCTGTCATCGAGTCCGAGTACGCGCCGTCCACGTTCTCGGCGTCTCAGTACGTCGGCATCATCGGCGACTTCACGCACTACTGGATCGCCGATGCGCATGACCTGGAGATGCAGCGGCTTGACGAGCTGTACGCAGCCTCGAATCAGGTTGGGTTCATTGGGCGCTTCAACACTGACGGCATGCCTGTCCTGAGCGAAGCGTTCGCTCGCGTCAAGCTGGCAGCCTCGTAAGGAGACACGACAATGAATCTCAGCTCGCAAATCAAAATCACCAAAGTCGCGGATCATACCACTGCGGGAACTGACGCGATCAACAGCACCGCCGTGGATATGAGCGGTTACGAGGGCGTGCTTTTCGTGACGTCCTTCGGCACCGCCAACGCGGCCAACACCATCAACGCTGCACAGGGGACGACTAGCGACGGCACGTTCACCGATCTCGCTGGCACGAGCGTCGCGTCCGGCACGTCCGATGAGGACGTGTGGATCGACGTGTACCGCCCGCAAGAGCGCTACGTCCGCTGCGAAGTCGCACGCGGCGCTTCGACCACGTGCGAATCCATCTGGGCGATCCAGTACGGCGCGCGCAAGGCGCCCGTAGACAACACCACCAGCGGCACCATCGCCGGTGAGCTCCACGCGAGCCCGGCTGAAGGTACTGCGTAATCTCAGCGAAACGCGGGGAGGGCGGCGCTTAGCCGCTCTCCCCCTCTGCGTATAGGAGCAAAGAAAACATGGCAAGCAGCTATAACGCGGGAGTCTTCGCGGAACAGGGCGGCGACAAACTCGTCGTCGATTCCGCCGCCGGCGGCGCGATCGCCTGGGGCACCGACAGCACCAACGTCAGCATGACGGGCTGCGTCCGTGCTGACGCGCATACCGTCACAACCGATGAGGCGACAGCGAACAAGGCAGAGATCACTACGGGACTCACTACTGTCGAGGCGCTCTCGGTAATGATCCTTCGCTCCGGCAAAGTTGCCACGAGCGACGCGGCTGTGAGCGAGTCTAGCGGCACGCTCACCGTCGCCGACGGCAGCACGTATGACGTCACAAAGGACGACGTGATCCACTGGATCGCGATTGGAACATAACATGAACTGGAAGCACACGCTCGCGGGCCTCGCGGCGATCGCCGTGCTCGCCGTCATGCTCGTGCATCCGTTCGACGTCGTGAATGCGGACGCCGGCGACACGAGCACGCAAGGCCACAATCTGTACTGCATATCGTACACGACGGAAAATACGTGCGCGCTAACGGTGGCGCCCGGAGCCGCGTTCAAGGTTGAGCAGGTAACATACAAGCTCAGTGATACGAGTACCGGCAATCTGACTGTCAGCGTTGATGCCGGCGCTGGCGCGGCATACGACGCCACCATCTACACCGTGAACGTCGCTACACAGGGAACCTCCTGGGCATACCGCCCGGCTGACGGCTGGCTGTTCAGCGCATCAGACGAATGCGAGATCGCATACACCAACGGCGACAACCGAACGGCAGGCATCCAGGTATGGTACAGCATTCTGCCGTAGACGTCCGCATCGTTGTCCTTGAACTTCGCGACGGGCGGCGTCTGGCAGTGAGCGAGACGGCCGCCCTCGAACTCGAGCGTGCCGGGCTGGTGCGAACGCGCATCCCCACGACACAGCTCGCGCGAGGCGTTCAGTGTCGATAATCGAGAGAATCAAGTCCCGGTGGAATCGCGAGCAACGCTCACATCCGTCGGTATGGGATAAGGATCCCGCGCTCAAGGAAGCGTGGATTCGGTGGTTCGGCGGTTCCAGCACCTCGTCCGGCGTAGACGTTACGCCGGACATCGCGCTTGAGCTGCCGCCCGTGTTCGCGTGCGTCCGAGTCGTCACTGAGACGATCAGCACGCTGCCGGTGCATGTGTATCGGCGCGAGCGCGAGAACGGACGCACGAAGAGCATCGACACCGGCCATCCGCTCAGCCTCCTTCTACGCGAGCCGAATCCCGAGATGACGCGCGTGGAATTTCTGGAGTGCATGATCGCCAATCAGGAAGCGCGCGAGAATGCGTATGCGATCATCGAGCGCACCAATGCCGGAGAGACGAAGGCCATATGGCCTGTGCCGAATCCGCGCCAGGTGCGCATCAGGCGCAACGGCAACGGCGATCTCGAATACGAAGTGAAGAAGCCATCGGGCACGCGCATCTATCCCGCACGCGACATGATCCACTTGCGGCCGCTGCTAATAGACGGAGTGCGGGGCGTCGCACCTATCACGTATCTCAAGGAGACGATCGGCCTCGGCCTCGCGGCGCTTCGCTACGGCGCGGGCGTGTTCGGCGGCGATGGACTCAAACGCATGGCGCTCGTGATGGAAGGCACTCCGCGAGACACTAAGGGCGATGGCGGCGAAGCGTTCGTGCGCGGACTCGCTGAAGCGTGGAAGCGCCTCTATGGCGGCAAGAGCCACGACACAGCAGTGCTGCACAGCGGCCTCAAGCCTATGGAAATAGGCATCAACCCCGAGGACGCGCAACTCACGGAATTGCTCAAGGTGGTGGCGATCGAAGCGTGCCGCGCGTTCCGCGTGCCGCCAAGCAAAATCATGGAGTTAGAGCGCGCGCACTTCAACAACATTGAACACTTGCAGCTTGATTTTCGCACGGACACGATCCTGCCGCGTTGCATTCGCATCGAGCAGGAGTTTGATCGCAAGCTGCTTGTCGGTAAGGACGCCAAGCGCGACTTCTTCATACGCTTCAATCTCGACGGCCTGTTGCGCGGCGACTACAAGTCGAGGATGGAAGGACATCACATCGCCATCCAGGCGGGCATCCTGTCGCCGAACGAGGCGCGCGACGAAGAAGATCGCAATCCCTACGACGGCGGCGACGTCTACCTGCATCCGTTGAACATGTCACCGGCCGGACTGCCGAACGCGCAGCCATCCGTTGACGGCGAGTCTACTACGAAGACGGCGCCGCGGCACCGGCACGTGCGCGCGACGCGCCGCGACGAGCGCAACAAGATCAAGAAGCACTGGCTGCCTGTCCTCGAAGAAGCGTATACGCGGCTGCTTAAACGGGAGCAAAAAGATTTTCGCGAGGCGAGTGAGCGCTTCCTCGGATCGCGTAGCGCCGGTGACTTCATGGAATGGCTCGACAAGTACAGCGAGACGCACGCGGATACCGTGAAAAAGATCCTCGGCCCTGCCATCACAGGACTGGAGCGCGCCCTGAGTGAGAGCGTAGCGGGTACCGCTGGCGTCAATCTCCCTGACAGTTTCGAGGAGTGGATCAGCGGCTGGGTGAACGCCTATTCCGGCAAGCACGCCGGCCGCAGCGCCAACGAGATAAAAAGCATCATCAAGAAGAACGAGAACAACCCCGAGGCGCTGCTTGAAGAGATCGCCCGGCGTATTGAGGACTGGACGAACGACGCAGCGCAGCGCGCGAACGACAGAGTTACGCAGAGCGACGGCGCCATCGCGCGCGAGGTGTGGCGCATGGCCGGCGTCAAGAAGATCCGCTGGGAAGGCGGGGACTGTGATTTTTGCTCACAGCTCAACGGCGCTGTCGTAGGCATCGAGAGCGATCAGGCGTTCGTCAAACAAGGCAGCAACGTGAGCGTCGAGGGCAAGTCGCCGATGTGGGCGGGCGCTGACGTCCTGCATCCGCCGTTGCACCCTGGCTGCGACTGCTATCTGGTGATCGAATCATGAACTGCTACGCGGACATAGAAGCTCTCAAAAGCAAACTAGGCATGAGCGGCACGACGCATGACAGCGAGGTGCTCGCGATTCTCAAGGCGGCCTCGCGCGACATCGAGACGGAGGCGCGCCGCGTCTTCTACGTCACCGAAGGACAGTCGCGCTACTTCAACGGCAGCAGCTCCGGCGTCCTCCTCATACACGACGTCCTCAGCGTCACCGAATGCAAAACAGACACCAGCGGGGACGAGAGCTACGCGGACTCGTGGACGAAGGTACGGACTACGTTCTCGAACCCCGTAACGCCTTCCCGAAGACAATGCTTCGCCTTCACCTCAACGAAGACTCAATGGATCTCGGCGGCCGCGACACGACGGCCTACTTCAAGATCACCGGCAACTGGGGCGCTGGCGACATGGAGTCGGCAACACCGTGGCAGGCGACGAGCATCACCGCCACCGTCGCCGACGCTACCAGCACCAGCCTGACGCTCAGCGCCACCGGCACAGTCAACGGCGGCGGCACGATCCGCGTGGAGTCCGAGCAAATGTTTGTTGAGAGCGTCAGCAGCACCACGGCCACCGTCGTGCGCGGCGTGAACAACACCACGGCGGCAGCACACAGCGGCAAGGCCGTGACGCTGGCGAAGTACCCGGCGCCCGTCGTGAACGCCTGCCTGTGGCTCGCATCGTCCTATTGGCGCGAGTTCGCGAGCGCGGGCTACGAGTCTGAGCGCATCGGCGATTACAGCTACGTCATGGCCAAAGATGACAGGACGCGGACGATCATCTCGCGTCTACTCACAAGCGTGAGGCGGGGCTGCGTATGA